TCGGGTTCAGCGTTTCCCGTTGTGACTTCGTTGTTCATATAATTCCACTCTTCAACGCCGAGCGACAGCTATGTTGTGCATTATAGCACACGAAATGCGTGCTATGAAATTATTCGGCAACCGAAGGCTGCCCCCAAGTAGACATTGTCAGGATCTGATCGTAACTAAGGATACGCCCTGATAGCTGCTGGATCTTGTCAGTTGGAGCATCGTGCATTTCTCCGATGCACTCCTCCCTCAAGTCATTGATTAACTCAATGAATCGCTGGAACTGATCGTGCCGCTGCAGGTGCTCTATGTCTTGTTCGATTGTTGGCTTTTCCATATTATTTATTTTTTGAAAGATATTCCTTTAAAGCTTGTTTCTGCTCAGGTGTAGCTTTTGCACTGGAGTCACCGCTGTAAACTCTAGCAAGAATAGTTTGTTTCATTGCTGTTGGATTATCTGCGTATTCCGTTCCTTCAAAGAATTTAACTTGATCGGGTGTAACTTCAAACTCTGGAACAAACTCATCTTGTCGCATCTTCAAGCGAATAGCTTCATTCTCTGCTACTGCTCCTAGTTGTTTCTTTGATAAAGAGCTGTAAGGGTTGAGGATAATGGTATTGTCCTCCGCTGCCATACCAGCTACTTCGGGTCTATCCGAAAAAAATTGATCCTCTCCAGGATATAACTTTTCACGAATAGGAAACCCAAAGAGCTTATCGGATGCCCGTTTATTTGCGTATTCTCCTGGGGTCATATTAGTATTGAGGCATTGCTTGAGTTTGTACTTCCCCCATCTGCGCAGGGGTAGTACCTATACGACCAATCTCAGCGTTCTGCATTTGTTGCATCTGGAACTGATACTGACCTGCGTACTTCTGTAGGCGTTCAGCGAAGGCTTCGTCTTCCTGTAACTTCTGCTGAATGTCAGGCTGTTGTCCGTACTGCTGTAGTACCTGCATAGCAATCTGACCACCGCTTGCACGGGCTGGCATTTCAATGCCTGCATAGATCTTAGTCAGGTCATCAGTTACATCTTTGACTACCTGCTGCTGCGCATCCTCTACAGGTGTAAGAACGGAGTCAGCTAGAATTGGATCAACACTGCTTGCCATCACTGCAAGTAGTTTGTCAACGTCTATACGGCCATTGCGGTCCAACTGGATAAGTTGCGTCATCTGAGCTAGTTTAACTTCCTGGGACTTAGGATCCGTGTTTAATACATCGTAGTTAATAGTAATATCAAAGTCTGCGTCAGGGTCACCTCGGTCCATTACTTGTGGGTCAGGTATTCCAGTTACACGGAAGAATATTTCGTCTGGTCCAAAGCGTTGGAAGCAACGGTACGCCATACGCATAACCTCTGCATTGTGCTGCAGGAACTTGTCCACTAGGAACTGCTTACGTACACTAGAGATTTGAGAGTTTTCATCTAGTCCTACTAGGCGGTCCGCTAAACTTTCTAAGGTTTCCTCGATTTCAATAGAACCAACAGGCTCAGGGGGGACAGGAGCAAAGTCCAAGTCACCCTTGCGGCGATAAGGAATCATACGACCTGGACCCCAGTCGCTAGGCGCCTGCCCTACTGGGTGCAGGATAGGTGGTAAAGTAGCTAGGCTATTGCGGTCAATGCGAGAGTCCCGCTCTACCTTTACTTGATTCTGGATGCCACGTAGCAAGTCAGGCAATGTAGTAGTATCGTACAGACGCTTGCTGTCTTCAGACAACTTAGTGACTACAACAGGGTAGTCCTCGTAGCCGTTGAGGAGTTCACGCTTTGCAAACGCTGGTGCCTCTCCGTTACCTCCGTCGTATTCCTTGTGCAATACTGTGCAGTAAATACCTTCTGCTCCATCTTCAGGGTCGACCAGCCGTTGGTACGCATACACGATTTCTATTAGTTCATTTGCTTCGTAAGCGTTATCGGTCAAGCTAATACTACGGCGGCCTTCCTGTTCTCTTTCAATGCTATCAATGTTTACCCCTCGGTAGTGCTCTACAATGTAGTCAACAAAGTCTGGATCCCATCCAGAAGTTGCTACCTTATTTTCAAGCTCCTGAGCTGTATAGTAAGTCCTCCAGAAGCAGTAAGGTGCCCGCTGAGGATCTGTTACATACGGAGGAAAAAAGAAGTCCCCATCTGGGGCTAGTGTCTTAATCTCTGGTGCGTCTACCTGTCGGCGAACAACAGGAAGCTCTGCTTCCCCTTCGTCTCGAAGTTCCTTAATCGCTTTCTTCGCCCGCTTTTCAGTGACTCCATTAAAGATGTTTTGTAAAATAAGTACTAGTTCGTCGTCATTTTCTCCTGACTGCACTGCACCAAAAATGTTTGGGTCTAGTTCTGCAATTTGCTCTAAGGTCAGCTTCTGTAAGAACTGACGGTCCTCTGCGTGCCAGCCTACATAGGTGATAAGAAGTCCTCGTTCTAGTAAGTAGTTAGCACCTAACTCCATTTCACGCTTGTAACGAGGGATATATCCACTGGTTACCATCCACTTTAGAAATGAAGATACGATCTCTGCACGAGCGATATCATTGGATTCCACTGGGTAGGCACGTATATTAGACCGATTCAGTGAAGACATAAACAAGGAAACTAGCCGTGTAATACGTTCGTCAATTACGTGGCTCTCTGTATCTGATGCTCCCTCCCACGGAAATGCATCTGCACCATGCTTGCGGTGATCTCGGCTCTTGCCTGGCCACCAGTTGCGGCGATCATCGTAACTAGTACGGCACAAATCAAAATAGGCCTCCAGTTCGTTTACTGTTTCGTCATATGCACTTTGAAGCGCACGGATATCTGGAGATGCATCAACGTATGTTAAAGCTTCAAAAGTGGATTTATTTTGCATTTAGTTTTTTTCTAGCAGATTTAGTCATCTCGTGGATGTAACCTTTGTGAACTCCAATTCTATCACATAATTCTTGTGGTCGCATTGGTTGGTCTAATTGATGCTTTACGTAGCGATTCAAGTACTCCCAGGCGGCTAGTCGGTCTACCTGCTCTTCGATCCATTCTGGATCTAAGGTAATGTCTTCTTCGGGTAGATTCATTTTACATAGCGATAAGACGTTCCTCGGTCATCTGTGATGGCCTCTACGTTTACGTTTTTACCTTCTGTCAGGAAGTGCTCTAGCTTACGAGGAATGACCGCTGGTACCTTCTTCTTGATCTCCCTGATGTACACGTAGATGTAACTTCGGTTGGGTGCCTTGGAGTGCACTACTCCTCGGTAACGCTTAGGCGTAAGCTCGGGAATGTCTACGGCTTTCTCTAATAACTCCTGGCCTTCTTCGTTAATCCATCTGGCGTAGCCAGTACCAGTGACGGTATGCTCTGGTAGTTTGCTTTCTATTAATTCAATAAGGTAGTCCAGCTCTACGCTGTGCTCCTTTGCAATTGTCTGTACTCGTTTCTTGGGCATATTAATATCCTCCTTGATTTGTTCTTGTTGTTTGCATCGAGGCATTAGACATAAAGTCTGGGCCTTCTCCGCTGTTTGACATTCGCAAATATCGGATAACGTCAAAGAAATCCTTTAGTGGCTCGTCGGCCTTGCCTTGCGAGTTGTAGTTAATAAGGCTGTCGATGAGGTTTCCGCATTCCTTATGGATGTAGCACAGGGGCCTGTTAGCTTCGTCGACCCCTACATTTGGGTTATAGTTAAACCAATCATCTAGGGCAGTAATGCCCTGGTCTTCCATCGCTCCATTGGACGGAACAAAGCTTAGGCCGAAGTCATAAAAAGAAGTAAACAGGTCGTCATTGTTTTCGTTTTCCTTGGCAAAGAAACGGGAGTCACCTATGCGCTCGGTTACTTCTATGCCAAGGTCCTCTTCTATTTCATTAAACAGCTCGCAGTATCCTTCTACGTTTAGTCCTACTTTCTTAGATGCAGGGCCGTACCTCCACTTAGGATCTCCAAAGATCGCCCATTCCCCGAAGGTATCACGGTCGGGCCACTCCTTGCGGATGTATACTTCGCCGTGCTCGTTAACACCAGCCCAGATGCAGGTGTAGTTCCTTGCGCCAGCAGGGTCAACTACCTGATAACAGGTGAACTGCGACTTATCTGAAATGTCAGGGAACTGCATCCCGTACTTATTTGGTTCGCCAGATAGTACGTTTACTTCAGTATTGAAGTAAGGAAGCAAAGCATTTGCTGATTTAACTGGTACGCCGTAGGCACGGACCATAATCTCTGACTCAGGCCTTCCAGCCAGGTCCTTAGCGATTCGCTCATAACCACCAAAAGGGTTCTCGTCCGAGTGCAGGTATATTACAGATGCATCACGGCTAGGGCTGTACTGCTCGATTGGTACTGCTTTGTTGTCCAGTAAAGCCGCAGGCTTAGTCCTTAGGGTTTCTGCATTCTTTAGGTAGTCCGATATAAAAGGTGTATAGCCGTCAATCGGGGTAAACCCAATCAGCATCTTGGAGTCCCGTGTAGCTAGACGGAACCGCAATGTATTTACCAAGGCTGCATCGCCGAGGTACTCGTCGAGCCAGGCACCTATGTTCAAGCCCTTAGGTTGTCTGAACCCGAACTCAAAACCCTCGAGGATCGTCTGGTTATTGCTGTACTGAGTATATGTCTTAAAGTCTACTCGGGTCCTGGTATCAGGGAAAATGAAAGAAGAGGCTGTGAAGCCGTTCTGCATAGAGTAGTTAA